CAGTCTTGAGGCATAGTCTTGTGTGCCCATCGGAACCCGTGCCTCTCGCAATAGTCGCTGTAGCGAGTGGGACTGCCCTTGTAGAGCCTCGCTTGAGCGTTACTGAAGAGGAAGCGGATGTCGATTTCTGGGGACTGCTTTTTGATTAACACATGCTTTGCACGGTCAGCAGTTGCCCATATTCCTTTGGTCTCCAAGTACCAGAAGCCACCGGGCTTGGAGAGCTTAAAGTCTGGGGTGTACTTGGCGACACGGGCAGGGATTTCGTAGGTGATCTTGTCCACCTCATACTCAAACTCAATGCCCTCATCTGTCAGTAGCTTCGAGATGCTTTCTTCGAGCCCTGAACGGTAGCCAGCTTTTATGCCACGGAACCTTGCGCGATTAAAAGTCACCATTGACTACAGCGCCAGTAGTTGGTGTGGGCTCATCAAAGTGCTCCACTGTGAAGCTGCCGCCATCTACTGCCTCAAAGCCACCATCGTCACCGCCGAAGCCATTGACCACATCGATCACTTGCACCTTGTCCAGCATCAGGCTCACGCCCTTTGAGCCGCTGACGGTGTAGAGGTTTAACACACCACCCATCTTCACTGTTGAGCCACCGCCGATCTTAGGCAGAGCGCTGGGCACAATGACTTGACCTTGGGCATCATAGAACTTGGGTTGATACTTGGATTGTGCTTTGATTGACACTTGCCCGGTCTCTTCGTCTTTAGTGACTGGCATCCGGTAATTTGCTTTTGGACCAAATGCCTCAGCTGCCGCCGCTTTGATCTGTGCAATTAGTGGTGCTGCCTCATCTTCAGACATTAGCACCTCAGTCTTATACTTTGGGTTGTCCGTGTCGAAGGCTGTGTCTGGGCTGTTGAGGTGGGGGTATTTTGCATTGCCTGCGGGTGTCGTAAACTTGTGTACTTTTGCCATTTTGTTGTTCCTTTGAACGTATAGAAAAAGGGGCCATCCGAAGACAGCCCCAGTTGTTGAGGTAGAGGAGAAACCACAGCTGGGAGGCCGCTAGGTTCCTCTGGTGGGGTGACAGAAGGTCAGCTGAAACAGAACTCGTTGTTTCTGACTGCATCCAGATCGAGACATCCTTTGGTGGGTATGGTGACAGGACTGTCTTCTGATCCAAAGGCCATGCTTGGGTTATTGAGTTGCTGCCTGACTTCCTCCTCAAACTTACTGAAGAGGCAATCGCCTGAGAACATATTGATAAACGTACTTCTTACGCCATCAGACAAGTCCCACACATCGCCAGAGATGCTAAAGCTGTCATGGATCATAAAGAAGTCTTCTGATGTGCCTGCATCGAGTTGGTTGCAGATGAAGTTCTGCATCAACGCAGCATCCTGAGAGTGCACAAAGTTGGGAGCAACAGCATTGCAGCTTTTAGCTACATCGATGCGGTCCGTGTCTTCCCGCAGTGTGACCTTAGTTCTCTTGCGCTCCTGTGCTGCCCTATCGAACAAAAAGATTTTGATCTCCTTTTGCTTTGTTTTGCGATAGTCCATGTGCACAGGAAAGCCGCTGTCTGTAGTCCACTTCATCGTCTTGTTCTCTTCGGCCACAGCTCTTGCTGCCGCTTGTAGATACACCATGCTTTCACCAGTCTTCAGAAGAACCTTGCTGATCGTTTTGTAGACCAGATCACCCATGAACCATGCGCACTCAAATTGCCCTTGCTCTGTGTCATGCAGCGGATGCCTGTCGATCTCACCGTAAGTCACCTTCAGTTGCTCAGGCTTCATTAGGTCTTCCATGAACTGACCACGCATCCCCACATTGTTGCTAGAGTAACCATAGCACATTGTGGCCCTTTTCATGTGGCTGCGGCCTATCTTGAAGTTGATCCATCGGTCTGCCAGCTCACCCACAGTTGTGCCAGTTCTCTTGCTAAACACTGTAGCTCTTACAGCTTGACCCAGTGCATTCAGCTCCTCGACTACTTTGTCGGCCACTGTCTGGTAGATGTCTGCCATTTGGTGGGAGGGTGTGAGGTTAACCAGCGCCCCCTCAGTCTCACTCAAGTTTAAGCCTGAGTAAATCTGAACGCCGCTGTTTGTGGCATCATGTGACAAGGGAATGTAGCTGACGAAAGCATCACCTTCCTCTACCCACCTTGCATACTCGAACACAGCTGCAAGGTACTCAAAGGGCTTGTCTGCGGCTGACCACAGATCGAAGGTGCCTTGGTAGTCCTTTGCAATATCCAGAAGCTCATCGTGCTTGCTGGTGGTCCACTGTGCTCGTGCATCTAGTGGTTGCTTGCTGATCTTGTCGAAGTCACCACAGTTGGCCAAGTGTACCTTGAGCCAGTAAGCATTGTTGCCCTCCACCAGATAGCCACGCTTGTAGCAGAAGAGGGCCTTCAAGTGACTGTCGCGGTGATAACTGAAGTTGCTGACTGGATACATGCGGCCACGGAAGTCTACCTGCCAAGGTATATAAAAGCCCTCAGTCTCGTAGGCTATCAGTTCACGGGCAGTCTGTAAATCTTGCTCCATGACAACCGCTGCGCCCTTCACACGCATCGATAGCTTGATGTGCTTTCGGACTTCTGCCTTAATGGCAGCTACTTTCTCCTTTGGCATCACCTGCCAATCTACTGGCAACCTTGGCCGCTCTGGTAGCGAGTGTCTAGGAAACTTGTTGAGGCCTTGCTTCTTGTTGTCCCAACACCACTGCACAGCTTCCAGCACTTGCTCATTGATAGCCAAAGGAGTGGCTTGTAGTGCGTTAAGTGCCCTGACCCACCTTGGCATAACACCGTGTGACAGTTGGTGTGTAACGGCCTCTTGTTGGCTGTGGGATGCCTTCTTGATCAAGGGCACCATAGAGGCAAGGTCAGCGTCGTGATAACACCCAGTGTCAAAGGCTGACCAAGGCTGCGGGGGTGCCAGCATGGGCTTGAAGATTGGAGACATCCACGCCATCCGCTCTGCATTGGCTTCCATGGATGCAAAGGCCTCTTCTGTCAGGCAAATGATCGACTTGCTGCTTTTCTTAGCCACATATTCATACACGCGGTCAAACACACCGCTGGCCTTGAGAACACTAGAGAGGATGGGTGCAGATAGTTTCACTCTTCGCAGCTCTCGCTGTGCTTTGGTTACTTTCGTGTTTGATGTACCAAAGTTCAAAGAGCTAAACCCATTCTTCTGAGTGATGATGCGCAGGGCCTTTAAGCGATGCTCACGACTGTTGTGTGCTTTGGTGACTTGTTCGACCAAACGCTTGTTGGTGTTCTGTGGCTTTGGACGCTCAAGACCTGCTGCGGCTGCAAGCTCCACATCACGCCTATGCTTCTCTTTATCTGCTGCCTTTAGTTCAACTTTGAGAAGCTCTTGCTCGATGTGTTGGCCAATTGATTGCGTGACTGTTGCCACTGTGTTGCGGTCTTCTTTTAGTGCCGCATTGAAGCAACACAGGAGGCCGATGTATGCCATGACATCAGTGTCTAGAGTAGACAACTCCTCCACCCAATCAGGCACCCTACCTGTGGACCTCTTGGCCTCCTTTAGCGTCTCTTGGATTTCTTTGGATACTTTGGGGAGGGCTTCAACAAGTGCGTTGAAGTGGGAGGGGCTGTGGTCAACTCTAGTCTGGCTCTCTGTTTGCTCTTTGAACTTGTCGCGGCCCTCGACTCTCATGGTCTGCTCATAGGCCTTGTTGGTAGTGTGATGCCTGTCATCCGTCATTCTTGTGTCTCCTTGCCCTCTGGTCCTCTGGTGGGGTGACAGAAGGGTCTGTTGCTTATGCCTATGCTTGAAGTTGGCGAGCCAGCTGCTGCAAAGCGGCAGGTTGTGCCTTGATGTATTTTCGGGTGGTGGTGTCGCAGCGGTGGCCCAGCAGCATACCAATCACCGCCGTGTTTGCTCTGTGCTCGTTAGCTAAACGAGTGGCGGCTGTGTGCCTCAAAGTATGGAACACATAGCCCTTGTGGTTCCCAAGAACTTGGTGACGCATATGGTCCCACGATCTATAGAAGGCATGTTCATCGAAGTGCTTTGACACATCGTATCCTAGAGCCTCTATGGCCTGCATGACCTGCTTGTTAAGGGGAACGAATCGTTCACTTCCGTTCTTGGTATGTTCTAGATGTAGCCATAAGTTTCCATCGTTGTCATTAGTAATGAGGTTCCTTTTGATACTAAGTATCTCCCCGCGCCGCATTCCCGTTTGACTTCCGATAGTTATCATGTGCCGCATCCACCACTGAGGGTGCGCATCGTGGAAATAGTCACACATGGCCTCTAGCTGTTGAGCTGTGAAGTACAGAGGCCGCGCAGCTTGCCCAGTGCGTCTCCAAGTGAACTTCGGGACGTGTGTTATCAGCTCCTCTTTGACTGCCTGTGCAAAGACTTTTGTGAGCATGGCTGCATATCGGTTCACAGTGCTATCTGAGAGCCCACGAGAGGCCTGTACAGCGTCAAAGAAGCTGTGGATGTCGCTGGGCTTATACTGAGAGACTTCGCGCGTCTGGTGGTCGCTGAAGGCCGCAAAGGTAGCGGCCTTGGTTAGGGAGCGTTTGAGGTGCTGGCCGTGCCATAGTCGAGGGGCCTCAGCTTGTGCGAATTGCAGGAAGGTTGGCATCAGAAACACACCTCCCCGACTTCATCACGAATAGGCTCATTGAAGTAATTGGGGCTGAGGTAGAGGGTGCGCTGGTCTTGCTCTAGCAGCTTTGCCTCAAGAGGTGAGCGCTGGGCTACTACACCAATCTCACGGAGGATGTTTTCGAGGGTGTCATCAAGCATGTTGTGCCTCCTCTTTTAGCC